AATTACCGGTAGGCGGAGCAGATGGAAAGACTCCGGGATGTAGAACATCACCACAACGATGGTGAGAAGGAGATTAATTCAGGCGATATAAACATCAACTCGCTTGAATACAAACTGATGCTGCATGACAAGGTGAATGAAATTGTAGCATTCATAAATACCTTTGAAGGCGTAAAGGCCGACGAAGAGGACGCGAAAGAACAAGAGGAGGTTTAACATGGCTTTTGATATTGCTGATGGGATACAGAACGTACAGCAAATCTATATTCCCATTGATATTACAGCGGCTACCCAGACAATGTATATCGGGCAGCTTTGCAAGAAAGGTACGGGGGCAATGAACGGGATTGGCCCGTTAGCCGCCGCTTCAGGTGCTTATGATGTTACCGGCGACCAGCAGATTCTCGGCGTTGTCATGGGCTTTAACTATTACCCGCTTACCGAGCTGAACGATGCCGTTTACGGTAACTACATGACCGCCGTGGCAAGTCAGGCAGGACAGAAGGCGATCCAGAAGATGGGCGCAGAGGGTATGCACCCGAAGGGCGACCCGCAGCCGTTGGCTCAGATTGCCATCCTTGAGCCGGGCGTTTGGCTGAAGTCTCCCATTTACAACGGTACCTTAGGCACGGCAACTACGCTGTTGACCGTGACCACGGGTAGCACTACCGGCGCAAGCATGACCACGAATGCCCACGAGAGGGCTTCCGTGGCCAATATGTCAACGATGTATTGCCGTACAGGGGCTAACGCGGGAATCTACAGGGTAGTGAAGAGTGCGAGTGCCACTACGCATACCTTCGATACCTACTTCCCGTATGCGATTGCCGTAGGCGATACTTTTGTAATGGCGAACATGGTTCAGGGCGAGTCGTATGTTCAGATAAATACGACCACTGGTTATCTCGGAATGTTCTTTGACAACGGCGCAGATGCTTCTTCAAGCTATTTCGGCATCACTGTCAAAGAACTCAACCTGGCAGAAGCGGGTAAGGAAAACATCGTATTTAAGTTCTCCGCCGCGCACTTCGCCGGAATCAGAACATAAGGAGGTAACTAACTATGGGCGGGCCTATGAATCAGACAAGGTTTTTGGAGCTTGTTCGCAAGTCCTGGGACAAGGTAACGGAAGAGGCTCACGACGAGTATCCCGAGCTTCACGAAAAAGAAACATTAAAAGACGTTCTTTACAGCGAAAGCAAACTCGACTCTGCGTTCTACGAGGAATACAGGGTTAGTGGAATGGGCGACATCCCCCGCTTCCCTGGTACGCTGTTGCAGCTTGACATCTCTCCGGGTTACGGGTTCAGGATTGAGCCTGCGGAGTTTGGCGGGTACGTCGAACTGGAACGCAAGTTCTGGTACAACAACCTGTACGCCGTGATGAAGAACTGGAAGGGTACGTTCATGGTGTCAAATCATCGAACGAAAGAGAAGGCGGCCATTAAGGGATATGCGAAACTTAATTCAGCTGCCTGGGATTTCATGTCGTGGAATGAGGAAGGCGTTGCGATAGCGTCCACGGCTCATACGACAAAGAATCAGAACGTCAGCACTACCGCTTTGGGCGGGTACAGCAACCTCGGAACTTCGGCTTTTGACCCGACTGTTGTTGAGGCGACACGAATCCTGATGAGGGGATTCCGTGGTCTTAATGGTGAAATCCAATGGGCGAAGCCCGATGGTTTCGTCGGCCCCACGACTCTCGACAAGAAGTTCGAGGAAGTGAACGCTACTCCGAAGGGGTTGTATACGGCTGACGGCACGGTGAACGTGCAGGCGGGAAAATGGCAGTACAAGACCAGCCAGTATTTCAACGATTATTCAACTAAAAACTGGATAATGGTTGATTGGAATGCGGCAAAGAAGGCGGCCTTGTGGAAAAACAGAATGGCTCCCGAAGACGGGGCTGATTACGACTTTATGACCAAGAGAATGAAGTTTTCGTTATTTGATTGGTGGGGCTATGGGTTCTCCAGGTGGCAGCCGTTCTACTTCATGCAGGTGTCATAACCCGAAGGAGGGAAACTATGAAAAAGTTAATTTTTCTCTACACCCTTTTGGTCGTGCTGACGCTTGGATTAGGTGTTGCCTATGCGGGTGATTCCCATTTTGATTCGGTAGTGGCACAGCCATCAAACGGTGTTCCGCCTGACAACTGGGGTTTGCAAGTTCTCAATAGCGCAGGCCAGCAGGTGTTTGCCATAGATGGGAATGGTAACGCCACTATCCCCGTGGTGAGGATGGTTCCTTTGGTGATGAACGCATTCACCACGGTATCGCTTGATGACACAACCATGTATGGCCAGATGGGTGCTTCAAATGCTTTGGCGTTTTCCATCAATGCGTCAATGCCCGGGGTTGCATGGATAGCGGGTAATTATACTTCTCCCGCGTCCGTGACGTTCAGGGTTCCCGACGACTACGCAAGCGGCGGGTCGTTCAGGGTGCTGACCACGCAAAGCGCGGCAGGCGGCGCGAATGCGATGAAGTTCGATGTGCTTGCATTACCCGGCAGTTTATCTCCACAAACGGGTCAGGGGTGGGCGACCAGAACGAATCAGGCGGCGGTATCGCTGAATAACAATTACAGCACTTCGCCGTATGCGATCACGCTAACGCCTGTAACCGACTTTGCCAACCTGACGGGTGGAAGGTTTGTCACGTTCAGGATATGGAGGGTGACGGGAACAAATACCGTTTATGTCCATTCGATTGATTTCTTCTACACTGCGAAGCAGTAACGGTAAGTTGTTAAAAATGGTTGGGAGAGGGGGTTATCCCCTTCTCCTGACTATTATACTATTTTTAGGATGCTTGTTTTTTATTCCTACTCCTGCGATTCAACTACGGGAGCAGGAATCGCTCTTTCCGCTTATTAGCATAATGATTCTCTTGGCTGCCCTCATACAGAACAGGGCGGCGGGGCTATTTTTGGCATACACGGTTTTCTTCACGCTATGCCTGTTCACGCAGGGCGCATGGGGCATCTTAATAGGAATAACCCTGTATGCGGTGCTTTACTTTCTGGTGGTTGCGGGATCAGAAAGAATATTGAAGCATAGGGTTTTAATCTACAATGTTCTTTGCATATTTGGCTTGCTCAACGTCCTTTGGATGGTTCTGCAATACTACAGGATTTTTATATTTACAGAGGTGTTGCCGCAGTTTCCAGACCATTATCCGGGCTTGTTTGCCAACAGGAACGAAGTGAGCATCTTCCTTGCGGCGGTGCTGCCGTTCTTTTTTAGAAAGAGGTGGGTGTTCTGCATCCCCGTTATCCTTTTAGGATTAATGCTTGCACAGACCAACAACGGAGTAATAGCGGCGGTAATTGTCACGGTCATATATTTAGGATGGAAGGCATACAGGAAAGAAATCAGCAGGAAGTTGATTGCGGGAGTTTTTCTTGCGGGTCTTCTATTTATATCGGCGGCGTTTTATATTCACCCCCCCAACCCGTCCTTGAGGATAAAGGCAGATAGGAAAGCCATAGAGCTTATTAAGGCAAGGCCATTAGGATGGGGGATGGGGCAGAGCAAGTATGTTATGTCGCTGTTCTTTGACGCATGGCGGTGGGAGAGAATGGATACAGAATTTTTTTATGCCAATGTGATTTACAAAGAAGATTTGAAGACTGCCTACACAAAGGAAGCTCAGAGGGACAAGGAGACTTTGGTTCCCGGCATGGTCTTGGGATCGAAGATGCTTGAGGTTCATAACGACTACCTTCAATGGACGATTGATACGGGGATAATCGGCGGATTGCTTTTGCTCTGTATGCTGATGTCCCACGTGGTTTCGTTTTACAAGACCAAAGAGAAAGATATTTTTGTATTCCTGAGTTTAATAGCCTTGCTCTTGACTGCTAATGTCTTTTTTACTTTTCAGTTAGGCAGGTTTATTTTTATGGCAGTATTAATGGCGGCAATGATTCAGGCTCAATACCTGAATGAACAACAATCACAACAGGGCGTTAAGGATAAAATCCACCCCACGAAAGGAGCGAAACATGGAAGATGAAAAAACAGTAGTATTGGATACCTCGATAGCGGACGCAAAGAAGCAGGCGCGAAAGGATGCTCTGGCGAAAGGCAGGGCAACAGCCAAGGCAAACAGGGAAGCCAAGAAGAACGCCACACCCGCAATCACAGTTAAAGACCCCGAAATCATCTGGTTTACGGAACTGGATTACAACGAGAAGGGCGGCGTAGCGGCAGATTTCCCCGCGTATTATTTTGATACGAGAGAACTTAGGGAAGACATCAGGCAACTTTCGGAACAACTCGAAGACGGGGTTTTCACCGGAAAGAAAAAGCGTGAGCAGATGACCAGGCTAAAAAGCCTTCAGGATAAGTTAGACAAGACGGAAAACGGCAGGCCGAAGCTGGCGGGGCCGACCAAGGACAAGGTAGCGGCGGCAGTAAGGGAAGTCGGAGAGCAGATCAAAGAATCCATGTTCTCTTACGATTCCCACTGGAAGCAGACGGCAGACCCACATGAGGTAGCCAGAAGGATGGTAGAACCGTGCATCGAAGTCAAGAATCCTATTGTAGCCTCTTTTATGAAACAGCGGGGCTTTGAGATGAAGAACAATATGGTCAATCAGACAGCGGCTTCGATATTCTTTAAGGTGGGTTCCAAACTCATAGATGAAGGTTCGGATACGGACAGGCTCAGGCCGGTAAGGGCGCATGGCAATGTTATCTAAGGGGTAAGATATATGATAGGCGCAGTATATCTCAATCAGCTAAGGCATCTGATAAGCGAAACAAGCGGGACATGGGTAGATTTACGCACCACATTCGACTTCCTCTACGAAGCCGCCAAGGACTTCTCCAAGGAAACCAAAGCCTGTCATAACTCGCAGACTATCACCACCGTTGCGAATCAGGCGGAGTACGACCTGAATCCAGACTTCCTTGAGGTGATGACAAAGGATGACCACGACCTGCCGGTGATTAAGCTAACCGATGCTTCGGGCAATATCTCATGGCTGTCATGGGAAAGCTACTCCGACTATTTGCAGAGTTCAAATAGCGCATCTACCCCGTCTTCTTTTGCCATAACCGACAGGGCTATATCTACACGGCTTACCGGAGTAATAACCACAGGGTCAACTCCGTCAGGCGGTGAGACTTCTTTAATCGCTACGGGGGGAACCTTCACGGCGGTAGTAGCGGGTGATATAGCCGTAAACACCACGAACAGTTATTACGGGTACGTATTGGTTGCCGGAACCTCTCCGACTACGGCGATGTTTAATCTGACGACTTCGGGCGGCGCGTATGTGGGTTGGACTATTGCAGATGCCTACATGATACAGCCTGCGCCTCGCTACAAGCTCATTCTCGACCCCGCACCGGACACGACAGGGCAGATAGTCACCGTTCCTTATCTTGCAAAGCCTACGCCCGTTTATTCAGATTACGGGGTATATCCGTTTGCCACAGGATATGAGGAAGCACTTATCAGTTATGCCGCATGGAAATATAGATATAGAGATTCCAAGCCCCAACTTGGCGACCCGCTTTATTTGGCTTACGAGAGGCAGATGCGGAAGGCGAAGAATGTCCAGCGTAAGGCTACGGGGGCGATCGGGTTCCGGGTTAATTTTATGAAGTGATGGGGCAAGCAAAAAGAAAAAAAGAACTTTGGGCGACAGGTAAGAGAGCAAGATTTCTTACCCTTATGAGAAAAATTTCAAAATATTCCGAACAGGAAATAATGGGGTTTGCAAAGAGACGATATGCCGACAAAGCATCTTACTAAAGAATCTAAATTATTCCGATTTGACTGGCCGCTTAACGGGAAGGTTCGCCAGGACGTTGACCCCATGCTTATTGGTGAGACTAACTTGCGTCAGCTTACCAACATGAGATACACCAACGATTTCCCGAAAGCCGTTAAGGGCATGACGAAGGTCAACGCCTCTCCGTTCAATTACACTACGGTTGACAACGGTTTTCATTTTACCAAAGACCAGCCTACCGGAACTTCGGAAAGCCATATCCTAGTTCAAACAACGGATTCAGGCGGCACGTTATCCCGCATAGTAAAGTCTAACAATACTGCGCCCATTCCTAATCAGGATACGTTCTCTACGTTCCTCGCTTTAACGACGACCAACGATGTAAACTTTAGCGATGCGCCAAGAGGTGCGATGTGCGCCTTTGACGGAGTTAATAATAATATTTGGGGCGGGAATGAGTACGAAGTAGGGCAGTTTGTGGTATTCGCCCCCGGCGGTTCTTTCTGGTATGACTATACGGATCAGGTTAAAAATACACTTTCCGATGCTACCAATGTGGCAAAAATGCCCGGAGTTGGAGGCGGGATAGATACTGCTTGCAAGGCGATATGGCACTTTGACAGCGCATTAACAGATTCTTCTGGAAATTCTCATACCCTCAGCGACCACGGAACCTGCACCTTCGTTGCCGGAAGATTCGGGAATGCCATAAACATGATAGCGGCCTCTAATCAATACGTAGATATAGCCGACCATGCAGACTTTGATTTGTCGGGGAATATATACACCATCGACGGAGTTTTTAATGTCCCATCCCTTGCGGCCGTAAATCCTATTTACTACCAGAGAACAACTGCGGATGCAGATAGCTTTAGTATCTTTATTGATACCAATGGGGCGGTGAATTTGGTCGTCAAGAAAACAGCTTCCGGCACATTTACTGCAACGACCCCGAATGGAGTTATTACCGCAGGCACGGCAAATCATATCGAAGTCGATCAGTCGGGAACGGTTCTCTATATCTTCGTAAACGGCTCTTTGCAGTTCCAAGGTACAGCACCGACTATCATTCAGAACTATACCGGCAACGTCCAGATAGGGTATAACAACACCGTTTATTATGGCGGATGGATTGACGAGCTAAGGGTTTCTAATAGCCTTCGCCATTCCAGTTCATTCTCCGTGCCTCTTAACGCTTACTCTACGGCATCATCGGTTACTCACGTTTATGTGGTATCATCCCTAAAGCTACGGGGCATTAAGCCATATGTCGGTACGGCAAACGGGAACGCGGCGGTAGTGACGGGTTTTGAGTGGGCGGGTACGGCGTGGAGTTCAATCACCCTTAGCGATGGAAGTGCGGTAGTCCCTGGCAAGACCCTTTCGGGTACGGGCGAAATAACTTTTCCCTCCACGGTATCTACATCTAAGGCAAGGGTTATCAAGAACGCCTTTGGTTATTTTTATCACTTCGTCTTTACCGGAGTTGATACCGCTACGACTATTTACCATGTGACCGTGGATGCTGAGCCACAGCCGATTTCGGACATATGGGATGGCAACGATAGAACGATAGCGGCTTTCTTCAAATACACCACAACCTATACAGACTATATAACCAATGTTTATAAGGAAGAATACGTTTCTACCGACACAACCACTTATGCACAACTTGGTTCCCTGACTTCTTCGCAGGCAATCTACGCCGGATTCCTTGAGCGCATGACCGCCATTGGATTTGTCCTTTCCGACTCTGCCTATGTGAATACGACAGCCAACACCGTTATGAGCATCTACTGCTGGGAAGGCAATGCGTGGGTGCTTCAATCCGGCCTCGATTGCCGCAGGGCCTTTCC